TACGTACAGGGTTTAATATTTTACCCATAGCAGCTGTTGCTCTTAAGGCTAAAGATCCTTTAGCACTTACCTTCATAGCATCAGTTGGATCTTGAATAGGTTTTAAGTCTGCTCCAATTCCAAATGTATTAAGAAATTTAGTTCTTAAAGCTTGTATCCTGTTGTTAACAGCTTCTTCAACAGACATTACTTTAGTAAGATCGCCTTTTTTACCTAGACCTGATATTTTCTCTCCGTCAGCTCCAATACCAAACACTCTTCTTAGTAATCCTAGTTTAAGACTGTCCGCACCTTTCGCAGCTATATCACCTAATGTACTTAGTCCTGTTTTAACCTTTTTAAGAGCAGCGACTTCCCAACCACGCAACCCAGCTAATCCAGCACTAAAAGCAGCTATACCAGTTAGAAGAGGAGCAAGCATTGCAGCTGGATTAAGCAGTATAAACGGATTAGTTATTGCTTCGGCTGTTTTTTGACCAGCTTTGAACGCGCCTGATTTAGTAGTAGTAGCTGTTCGCTTACGCTGTTTATCAAGCTTACTTTCTAAATCATCTCCATCCGGAGTCATCATTTTTACTAGCTTATCTAGATTCTTATTTGTCTGAGCAGTAGCTTTATTATTAGCTTTTAACTCAGCTACTACATCACTTAATGTTTTCTCTACAGCCATTACTTTTGCTCTCTTCTTAACTCTTCTTCTTTTAAATAATCTATTAGCAAGGAAACATAAACTTCACGTTCCCAAGGAACCATTTCGTCTATCTCACCCAAACTATATTTATGATGTTGCATTAAAGAAAAGTTAGTTTGGAAATGAGTGAATAAATCATTGTGAGATAGACACACTAAAAAAAACTTTGCATTCCTTGTAATACTTGTTTATTCTCTTTTTCACATTTACTACAGTTAAATACCACATCATGGGATAAGGCTGGCATTCCTGAAATAAAATTCTGTAACTTCTCAAATTGCGATCTGTTCATTGATTCTAAAAAATCTTGAATCTCTGCTTCTGTCTCACCCTTTAAGTCTATTCTTTCTTCTCCAGTATGTACAGCTGCTAATGAAGCTCTCATGATAGCAAATGCTTGATCTGTTTCAGATCCACCTAAGTCCATTTCTACAACGGTAGAGTAGGTGGGCCATTGCATTTCTACTATAATATTATCTCCTAAATCAAGCATAAAGTCTGTTTCAGGAATAGTAATCCCAATCTCTTCTACGTTAATTACTACTTCATTCTGCTCATCACAGTGTTCACAGTTTACACCTAATTTAGATGTTTCTCCTACTGACTTAGCTCTTAGTTTAGTAAACATGTACTCTACATCAAAGGTAGTCAGCTTATTTTTTTTAACACCATCTTCTATACAAGCATCTAATGTATCTACAATTGAATGTAACATTTGATTAGTATCATTTGATTCCATTGCAATCATTAGTACTTTTTCTTCTTTAACTAAGAAAGGTCTAAATCTAACTTTTTCTTTAGAAGATGGTATAACCATCTCATACTTGGGGTGTGCGTTAATCTTTGGCAATGCCATAATTTATCATCCTTATTATTTCGAAGTCCAGTTCGTATATGATAACTGGACACTGAGCTTAACTAAACCGTCTTGCTCATCAGTAAATTCAATTCCATTCATTGTTGTTGGGAAGGCATCTAACAATGTACATTCATACACAATAGATTCCCTCGTTCTTATATCTATATCTAGATTCAATCCGAAGATTTTATCTATAGGAAAGTCAAAAGCCATTCCTTTTTTAAGTTGTTTTATCTTTACTTGCTCAGTAAAGTCGTTCGCATATCCTATCTCAAAAGTGTCTTGATTGATAACCTTATTCTGCCAAGTCTCAAAATACTTTTTTATGTTATAATTGTTCATAACATGAAACGTAAGACTAATATCATCAGAAGCAAATCCGTTTGGCATCTTACGGGCCTTAATACCAATCAACCTTTCCTGAGTCATTATCTGTCTACCAGGAAGGTTGACATTAGTACAGAGTATATTAAGATCTCTTGTATCATATTGTCCGTTAAGCGATGGTAACTCTACCAAGAATTGATTAGCAGATGCAAAACCTCTACCTTTAGATGCTACACCCTTTAATTGATCAATATTCATCTTAACATCCTTCTTGAATCTACATATACTTTATTACCACTAGCCTTCTGCCAATCAGCAAGAGGAAGAAAAGTAGCAATCTCCCATTCAGGTGCTGGTACGATAGCAAATCTACTCTTTACATGATCAGTAAGATAATGTTTAAAGCACGGAGCAAAGTATTTTGTACGAGCAGACTTCTTTAGATAGTTATAGTTAACCGCAAATCTAGTCTTTTCATCATACGCTTTATTACTAGTATTATCTAATAGCACATCTAAGAACTTAGCTCTTAGTACTGGAGGTAAGTAATGCAAGTTCAAACCATAGAAGCCACCAGGAGCTTTATCAACAATAATAGTTAAAGGAAAAGAGTCATAGTATGGAAGCTTGTCTTTTGTTTTTGGATTATAAAAGAACATTGCCATAGCACCAGGCTGAAACTTACCAACTAGCTCTATAGGCTCTTCTTTCATAATCTGATTACGATTGACACGCCGCATCGTTTGTGCTTTCTTACGAAACCAGTCTCTTGATTCTGCTGTTCGAGGAGTTATTCCTTTTCGGAATGCTTCCATCTCTAATGTTTGAAATAAGTTGCTCATACCGGTATTTATGTCTTTTTTCTAGGCTTTTTCTTACGAAAGGGCTTTAAAGGTTTAAGAGGTTTTAAAGCACCTTTAGTTGATTGTTTAGGCATAATACCCATCTCTGTTAGAGTCTTCTCTGTCCATATCTGAAACTCCCAGCCTCTATCCTTTGCATAACCTTCAGCTGTCTCCCACTTGTTCATATTCTTAACATAGGTCATAGCTTCGTTAATATAACGTTTAGATTTGTCTGGTCTCTTAGGAGGTCTTGTCTCTTTATCAGGTTTTACTTCTACAAGTATTGTTCTACCTGACTTATATGTTATCTTAAGGTCCATAAAGTACCTATGCATACGTTTATCTACATCCCAGAAGTATGGAATAACTACTTCTTCTGATGACCAATTACGTATATTTGGATTGTTATCACACCAAACAAAGCAATGTCTCTCCCACATTGAACGGTAAGTCACCTTATCTGCATCGCCTTTGTACTTGCTTCTGTGTTTAACTAGATATTTTCCGGAATAAGCCATATAAATACTTTCATAAGATAACCCTATTTATTGGATATTTAACCATGAATGATGCACAACGTAGAGCTGACACTGCTGCACAATACTCTAAATATAAGTTCCCTCTTAACAATGAGGAGCAAAAGTATGAAGCCCGTATAACATTTAATGCTAGAGAAGTTCAATCGTTTGATGTAGATTTTTTGTTTGATATTGTAGGCGCTGCAAAGAACAAAATAGTAGAACCTACAGGACCGGATGATGTTATAGCTAATGCAGAGCAGCAAGCTGAAATAGATAAAGCAACAGCTGCAGCTGTAGAAGCTGCTAACAAAGGTGCACCTGATTCTCAACCTATGATAGCTGCTACCGGTCAAAGATTTAAAGGAGGTTCTAAAGGTAAAGTATCTTTATATTTACCTCAAGCTGTACAAATTAATGACGGAGCTTCATATTCAAATGTTGATTTAGGTATTATGGGCGCAGGCGGAGCAGCTGCTATGGCTGAAGGAGCTAACTTAATACCAGCTTTAATGGACGGTATTGGTAACTCTGCATCTTCTGTTATTGATGCTATGATGGGAAAAGCTGCTAATAGTACTGATATAGCCAGACTAGCTGTAAATAGAGCAGCTGGGTTTCTTCCATTTGGAGAAGGGTTTAAAGGAGCTGTATCCTCAGCTACAAGAGTGTCAGTTAATCCAAACACAAGGGCATTATTTAAGAGTGTACCTCTAAGAGAGTTTACATTCACGTTTAAAATGATACCTACATCCAAAGAAGAGACAGAGCAAATTAAAGGTATAATTAAATTCTTTAGAACCAACCTCTATCCGGAAGTTATTGATATGGGTGGTATACCTGCAGGATTTAAATTTCCTCATGTATTTGAGATAAGTTTAAAGTATGCTAAGAATAAAGATCTTGCAACAAAGATTCTTCCATCTTATATTAGAAGCTTTGCTGCTACGTATAACGCTTCAGGTATGGGCTTTTTAGAAGGTGGGGACTTCTCTGAGGTAGATATTACAATGTCCTTTATTGAATCTGGTACGCTACATAAACAGCTAGTAAAGGACGGATACTAATATGTATTTTCAAAGATTTCCATTCGTAAATTACAACTTCGGTAATAATGAAGCTAATACTATCTTTCCTAATATATCTGCATATATGGATATTGTTGACCAATTAAAAGATGAAGTTGCTTTTTATGAAAAGTATACTATACTAGATGGTGACAGACCTGATGTGCTATCTCAAAAGCTTTATGATACACCTGATTATCATTGGACATTCTTTTTTATGAATGATGGATTAAGAGAATCAGGTTGGCCTTTAGCAGAAAGGGAAATGAGAGCTCTTGTTAAGAAAAGATATCCTCATAGGACTGTTACAACTCAAAGTAATATTGCTTCTAACTTTCTTCCTGGTGACTTTGTTATAGGAAAGACTTCTGGTACTACAGGCAGAGTAGTTGAGCGTAACTTAGATTTAGGTCAAATTGTTATTGCTTCTGATAAGAATGAAGCTGGATTAAATAATAACTTTGGACAGACAGAGCAGATAGCAGCAGGTACAACAGCAGAAGAGCAAGCAGCAAATACAGCTACTCTTATTAGTGAATCTGTACAATACAATTCTACGCTGTATTATAAAAACTCTTCCGGAGATATTGTAGATATTAATCCGTATAACCAAACAACGTCCGGTCTAGTACCTACAACTATTATGGAAGATAATATAAACTTTAATAATAAATTAAAAGAAATAATAGTAATAAAACCAAGTAAGATAGTAAGTGTTGTAAGTGAATACTTCAAACTATTGAAAGCATAATCATGGCTGATACATCTCAGAGTCAATATATAATTGAGAGCGCTGTCTTTACTGCAGATAGATTTCCTGGATTAGAAAACAAACCAGTAGATTTAGCAAAGTCAATAGCTGAGCTCAACATATTTGAAAGCGTAGAGTTACCTTATCTTACAGGTACATGTGCTCTGGTAGATGATGTACGGTTTAGAGACTCTATGGGTATTAAAGGAAGTGAGCGATTAACTTTTACTATACTTGCTAAAGAAAATGCTGCACCTATTATAAAAACTTTTATGATAACAGGTATAGCAACTAATACATCTGTTAATGAAAGAACAGAGTTACACACTCTCACTCTTATGGAAGAGCATGCATACCTAAGCTCTGTTATGAAAATAAGTGAATCATATACTGGTAATCCTGAACAAATAGTTATTAGCATATTAAACTCACATCTAGGTAAAGTTCTTAGACCTAATGCTAGAATAGCTTTACAGCAAAAGATGAAAGTTAATATCCCGTACTGGAATCCTTTACAAGCAACTGACTGGCTTAGAGATAGAATGTCTTCTTCTTTAGGTGCACCATATTTTCTATATGCATCATTAAGAGATGATTTATTAAGACTAGAAGACTTAGATAATATGATGAAGAAAGATAGCTGGAATAAAGATATTCCTTATTCTTATTCTCAGACATCACATAATTCAGTACCGGATACAGTAGGTCGTAAAGGATATCCTAGTAGTTTGCGTACTGATTATTTTCATGTTAAATCGTATGAAGCATCTCAGATAGAAAGCACTCTAAGACTTGCTCAAGGAGGAGCTATTGGTTCTGAATTTAAAACTATGGATTTAACTTCATCTAGTCAAACTGAAAAGAAACATCATAACTCTAATACCACATTAAGTAAATTTATAGAAAGTATTGAGGTAGACGCTGATCTAAACTCACCTATCGGGTATGATTCCCAGTTAATGTTTTCAAAGGGAAATAACACTTTAAAAAATATTGGAGATTTTAATTCTAAAGTGTTTAGTGAAGTAGTAGCTTCCAGAAAGTTTTATGACACTGATGGTATAACTCCTATAGCTGGATATGCAGATGAACATCAACAAGAAGCTCTATATAAATTAAAGATTAAGTCAGCTGCATTAAGAGCTATTCTCTTGAATAATGTATTTGAAATATCAGTGCCTGGTCAACCTTATCTTTCAAAAGATATCGGAGTAGGTTCAAATATTTCGCTTAACTATGCACTTGCTTCTCAAGCAGACGGGTCTATAGTAGCTGGAGATGTTGATAAGAATAAATCAGGTAAGTTTTTAGTTTATAGAACTAGACATAAATTTACTGAAGGAATGTATGACCTAAAGATGGATATAGTTAAATTAACTGATAAGACAGGTGAAGCATGAGAGCAATAAATACAGAGTTTTATGGTGATGACTCCAGATGGTTTATTGGAGTAGTTTCACAGATAGGTGATGTAAGAAACCTAGGCAGAGTTAGAGTGCGCATATTTGGTATTCATAACGAAGATACAGCTAAGGTTAAGATAAGTGATCTACCCTGGGCGTCTGTTGTTGTACCTGTTACTCAAGGTGGTGTATCAGGATCTACTATGCCTGATGGGATACAAGTGGGAGCTCAAGTCTATGGTATATTCTTAGACGGTAAACACTCTCAAAGTCCTCTTGTGTTAGGATCTATACCTCACGATTCTGGTTTAAGAGTTATTGTTGATGAACAACCAGACCCTTATGTTCAACCAAAGGTATCTAAACCTACTAATAATACAGATGAACAAGGTAATGTAGTTACTGGCTCTGGTGAATTAAAAGTATCGCTAGTAGGGTCTTCAAGACAAGAGCAAGCATTTAACTTTTTTAAACAATATTTTCAATCAAAGGGTAATATTAGTAATCCTGGAAATTGCGCAGCTGCCTTTGTCGGTAATTTTATGCATGAAGCTGGTGCAGATTTAGATCCTGATACTTATGAAGTAGATCCTTTAGTATCAGGCAGTTTAGGAGGATATGGGATAGCTCAATGGACAGGGCCTAGAAGAACTAACCTTATAAACTATGCTAATAATATACCAGGAGCTAGCTATAAGAATTTCGAAGTGCAGTTATCCTTTGTTGTAGATGAGTTAGAAGATCCAAAAGCACAGCGGGGAAGAACATATGATAGATTAGTACATGATAGTACTATTTTAAACTATACAGAGACTGTGCTTGCTTTATATGAAACTCCTCAAACTGTTTTAGATTATCATTCTGAATCAGACTTTTTAAAATATTATTTAAAGTATGCAAGAGCTGGAGGTATACGAAATGTGGCTAATCGTAGTTCTAGACAAAGTCTTGCTCTACAAGCTTATAAAGCTGAATTTGAAAAACGTCTTAAATCAGCTAAGTTTATTAACACTACATATGGAGAAGGTTAATGGCATCATTTACAGCGTTAAATTCTAAATTAAAAAGTTTAGTGTCTACATCTGGGTTTGATGTTCTTAGCAAAGAAACATCAAGTATAGCTTCAGCTGTACAAGCATTAAACTCAACTAGTCTTGGCACAGAGTTAAATGAATCTTTAAGTGGAGTATTGGCATTAAACACTTCCGCAAAAGCGGCTTCTTGTATTGCTATTCTCACAGAGAACATACCTGGTATTACTGATCAGATAGTTAAAGATGTCAGTGCAAGTAAAACTCAACTGGAAGCTATAACTGGAGCTACTGCTGATAACGGTTTTCTAGATGTGGTTATTACATGCCCTACGCCAGAAGGAATAAAAGTATCTCTTGGTGCTATAGCTAATCCTACTGATCAACAGACTCAAGCTATCCTTGCTAACACAACACCAAAGAAATATCAATCTCAGATTGCAGATATTACAATAAAAGATTTCAGTAAATTATCTACAGAATTTTCTACAGCGCTAACTTCTTTTGCAAATGCTTTTAGTAATCTGACTAATACACAAACAGGTAATGTACTTCAAGACATTCTATTACAAACAGATGATGCACCTATTAGTATGTTAGAAAACTTTGGAGTACCTAGATCTGAAGCACCAGCTATCCTTGTGTTACTACAAGGGAAAAAAACTACAGAAGCTATAACACAAATAGCAGCTTTAACTGGTAAAGATATTGAAACTGTTGAGGCTTTCATACCTACTGTACCTACATCTCTAGACGCACAGCTAAAAGATAATAGTAAAACATCATCTACAGGTGTGTATGATGTAGCAAATAAAAATAACACATGGCGTGGTGCAGCTACTACTAATGAGTACTTTGATATTATTGCAACTCAAGAGCAGCTATTAATCGAATTTATTAAATGTCCTAGAGAGATAACTGAGATTGTATTTTATGGACATGAAATGACTGCTGATCAGATACTTACTGCAAAAGATATTCACGAATCCTATAACGCAGATGGTAATGATGGTATACCTTTTCATTATGTAGTACAGCCAGGGGGTAATCTACAGCGAGGCAGATCTATAGCTAAAGAAGGTACATACTCAACTACACATAATAAATTTTCAATAGGAGTAGTAGTGCCGCACTATGTAAATGCTGAAGCTAAAGTACAGCAAGGAGCTACTATACGTCAGATTATAGAAGCATTTTATCATGTATGGCCAGGAGGTCAAGTATTTGATGCTAATGAGGACATAGGAGAGTCTAATATACCTGTAGGAGTCTCAGTATCTAAATACACGGAATCCTTTAAAAAAGTAAATCATGGTGGGACTGGTAGATCTTTTTCTACTGCTCAATTAATTAATGCATCTCAAGGAGGTATATAATGGGTAAGACAAACAATGTAGAGTCATTAGTTAATAGAACTACTGTTCAAGGATCAGGTGCTGCTCAATCTCAAGGTTTTGTATCTCATCCTTTCTCAGATGCTGCTGGAGCATATCCGTTTGCTAACGAAGAAGGTAAGCCAGTAACAACAAAGGGTGGCCAGTTAATCAATACTTATGGTGCAGATATTCCAGATGATACTATACAAGGTAATAGTTCTGGTACAGCGTCATGTTATACTCATACCACTCCAGCAGGACATACAATTGAATATAATGATACTCCTGGTTCAGAAAGAATTATGATTCGTCATATGAATGGAGATGGTATTAATATAGGCCCAGACGGTTCTATTATTATATCGGGTAAAAGACGTATTGATAAAGCTCAAGAAGATTACTTCCTTGAAGTAAAAAACGGTACAATGAAGTTTGAAGGTAACCTCACTCTAGATGTAACTGGTGACTTTAATGTTAATGTAGGTGGAGAGTATAATGTTAACTCTGCTAAGAAAACAGAAGTAGTTAAAAAAGGTCCATATGTTAGAACAATATCTGGAGATGATATTAAGACAGTAGACGGTAATCAGACTAATCTGGTTAATAAAGGTGGAGCTCATCAATACCTAGAAGGATTATCAACAATTGTTAAAGGAGATAGTCGATATATTGTAGATGGTCCTCATACAGAAGCGGTATCTAAAGTACTAACTATGACATCAGAATTAGAAGTTGTACTCACTTCACCTGAAGCCAACATAGCTGCTGATAACTTATCTGTATTTGGTGATACAGGTACAATAGGTGGTGAGAATATTATTGCTTATGTAAAAAATATCTATGGAGTGTCTGGAGACTTTAGTGCTAGATTTAAAGCGCCTGTGTTTGAAGGTGATCTAGATGGTAATGCACTCACTGCAACCACAGCTGGCACATCACTGCATCAATCTTATCCAGATGGTACTGCTGCTCCATCTACATATACACCTAGTGTTGGTACTAATCCAAACTATACTGTAGACGATACAGAGATAGATGATACAGCAACAGCTCTGCCTACAGCTACTCTTTTAACTGATTATAGAACAAAGAGTGCAAAAGGTGTTAAAGTTGTTAAAGTAGATCCAAATGATATACAAAAGAACAATATTGACTTATCTAAAAAGACGGCTGGAGTGACTAACAGAGAGTTAACAATCGCAGAAATTAGACGGAAGATGAGAGATCCAGCTCACAGAGATAATACTGAGTTTACTGCTCTTATGGTTTCTCAAGAAAAACTTTCACCAGAGTTTGCAAACAGTTCACCTCCTAATGTAGAAACAGTAGAAGACACCAGCTCTATTATTGTACAAGGACAGACTGTATTAGGTAATCCATCTCCTACCTTAACATCTAAGAGGATTATTGTATAATGGCTAATAATTATTTACCTGATCTTAGATTTCTCCCAGAAGGATTAACAAGAGTACATTCTGGTACTCCTCTTAATGATGGTATCACAGTAGGTAACTTTTTAAAGGGTACTACCCTAGATCACATACCTGAGGTGTCTGATAGAATACAGATAGCTCGTAACCTTTTACCTCAAGCTCAAATATTAAAAGCCATTGGAGAAAATACAAAGCGTTTTTCTAATCATAAGCTTGTTGTAATAGAAGGTTTATATAAAGCAGACCCTGAAGAGCAGATGACTGAAGCAGATACTAATACTAATTTCTTAGCCACTACTGGTAGATCAGTTGTATATGAGTTAAGACGAAATGATAAGACTGATAATGAAAAGACATTTGAGCTTGCAAGATATCTACAAGTGTATCATAAGATATATGATAGGCTAATTTTAGACTATGATACTTACAATGAAGGTGAATTAAACGTTCAGATTATTATTGAAATGCCTGTTATACCTTCTAACTATAATGTGAGGTTTAAAGGTGCAAGTGAGACTAGATTTAATAATAATGTACAAGCTGTAGGTCAGTTAGTAGAAATAACTGAGATACCTAGCACCACAGTAGACTTTCCTGCTAATACCCCAGATGAGGTTGCTGGATATTTCACTATTGGTGATGTTCATTCAAGACAGCTTAAAATATTTGGTGGTAATCCATGGCAGTCATATGCTTTAGGTAGTAGAACGTCAAGAGATGAGACTATTATTAACAACATTAAGAAAATTAAATCTGGTGAAGTTGTAGTTATATCAGCTGGTATCAATGATGCTCTAAACTCAAACGATACTCCAGAACAGATCGGTGCTAGAGTTAAAAAGATTGTTAATACTTCCTATAAACTAAGTCACGTTATAACCTTCTTACTGTTTAGAATAACAGATAGGACAACTACTACAAGACAAGTAGCAATAAGGCAAGCTATAGTTAGTGAACTGAGTGAACTTAATAATATTAGAATTGTTGATCTTAATGATCCCCAATACTCATTTGCATCTGATGGAGTGTCATTAAGTAAAGAGTCTTACATATCAATCTCAAACATCTTAATTTAACTTATAAATAACAGAAATTATTGGAAGACAAATGGCTATAAGAAGAGTTTTATCTACAGAAGATGGTAATCTTCAGAA